CGGGCGATGCAAACTCGGGCATGATCACTGTTAGAGCCAAGCCAAACAATAATAAAGTTTTACTGTTGGTTCAAAACACCGACCACAAGCCACTTCTTGCTGTAACGGGCTCTGGTAAAGTACTTGTTGGAGGTAACTACCTAGAAGGTAGATTAAATGTTAGTGGATCCGATAGTGAAAAATTACTTACGATAAAAACTGATTCTGTTAACCCAATGTTCCACGTCAGCCGCAGCGTTGCCGCCGGCGGTGAGATGTATATTTCAGGAAACGTGGTCGTAAGGAATACTAACCCTACGTTATATTTTAGCAATAGTGCTGGCGACAATCTGGGTAGTATCGGCTACAACGCTACTAACAACATCTTAATACAAAACGATGTCACCAATAAGCACATTGTGTTTAAAACAAATGATGCTGGAACGACGAGAGAAGGATTGCGACTAGACGGAGCAGTACCGGAGGTTGTTGTTAATCAAGGATCCGAATCACTGATTAATTTTCGCGTCGAGGGTAACACAAAGCAGTACCTCCTCTATGGGGAAGGCTCCACAGACCGTGTCGGAGTTGGAACTAATAATCCAACACAATTATTCACTGTTGGCGGGGACGCCACCATATCAGGTAGTTTGCGAGCCAAGCAATTGGAAACAACTGTGCACAACTTTAATAATGGTGGAGCAGCAGCATTCTTTATTCCGTTTATCTCTACTGTTGAAAACACAACTCCATCATATTTAAATCAGTTTGTGGCGCCCGCCACTGGAAGGTTAGTGAGAGCGTATGTGAGAACAGCTAACGGACAAAGCGGCTCGGTGTTGTTAGACGTGTTTATTGGCACTGATGGTACTACTAACTTTGCTACTGCCACCTCGGCTGCCGAGCGAACAAGTACCACCATGACTGCACGCGACACATCTTACGCGTTTAATACGACAGGCTCAAATCACTTTGCCGGCGGCGATATTGTTGGTATAAAATTGACCCCACAAAGTGCCGTCGGAAATGTTAACTTAACGTGTATCTGGGAATACGATTTCCTCGGAATATAGGCACCCCACAAAAAAGGGTTTTTCGTTGTCTCCTTACTATTTATTTTGTACAATTGCCTTTTAGGAGCACAATGCATGTCTAACTTACTCAAAGAAGCTATCGTAGATGCCACAGCACTTCGCGAATCTGCTTTAAAAAACGCCGAAACCGCTGTGATTGCCAAATATTCTGATGAGGTCCGGCAAGCAGTTACAAAACTGCTGGAACAAGAAGACCTCCCAGCCGGCGGTCTAGCGGATCCCGCGCCATCAAACACAGAAGAGGTTGCGCCAAATATTCCATTAGCAGCTACCGACAATCTGGATGAAGACGCCGGCGATATTCCCCCCGGTATTGCAACCGAGGGAGAGGAAGTACCTGTAAATATTTCTTTGGATGCCCTCCAGGAAGCCGTTGCGGCACTGGAAGCGGAATTAGAAGAATCTGAAGAGATTGAAATCAATGAAGAAGAAATTGCGGCGCTCTTAGAAGACGAAGACACAGCTGAAGAGGCAGCCGCTGATGAAGATACAGCCGGCGGAGAAGGTGTCGAAGATGACGCGCAAGCAAAACAAGATGATGCCGTGCTCGACCAAATGGAAGAAGCTAAAGGCAAATATGATGATGGCGATGGCAAGGATGAAAAATGTGATCATGTGCCATGCGAAGATGAAGATGAAGAAGGCGTAACTGAAGAACTCAGTGATGATTCTCTTATCGATGCGATTATGGAAAAACTTACTGTTGATATGGGTGCGGAGCTTTCTGGCTGGGCCGGAAGATCATCCGACAGTGTCAAACACGAGATGGAAAAGGAGTTAGCATATCGGCGCTCCACTGACGTCCAAAAAGATTTAGAAGATTTGAAGAAAGCTCACGAAGACTTGGTATTCGAAAATAACCAAGTCAGCGAGCAAAACTCACAATATAAGCAAGCACTAGATGGGCTTAAAGAGACCCTCCATGAGGTAAATCTCTCGAATGCTCGCTTGCTTTATACGAACCGTGTACTTAGAAATACCTCCCTGAATGAGCGGCAAAAAACTAAGATTGCCGAAGCGATTTCAAAGGCTGGTTCTGTTACAGAAGCGAAGACGATTTATCAAACGCTCGAAAGCACAGTGGAGTCTACTCCTAAAAGTAGTCCAAAATCACTGAGCGAGGCGATTGGTCGTAGAACTTCTGTATTGCGCGCTTCTCGTCAAGAGAGCACGCCCTCTGACCCTCTCCAAGAGAGGATGAAGAGACTAGCTGGCATCAAATGATGCTAATACAATTAATTACAGGAGGTATTAAAAATGGCTGGTATTGTTGAGCGGTTAACCGAAGGTGTTGTTAACCGCGATATGCGCGCCGAAGGTCACGCTTTGATTTCAAAGTGGGAGCGCACAGGTCTGTTAGAAGGACTTGGTGATGACCGAAAGAAAAACTCTATGGCTCGACTGCTTGAAAATCAAGCAAAAGAGCTTCTCCGTGAGAGCAGCAGCATGAGTGCTGGTGATGTTGAGGGCTTTGCTGCCGTCGCATTCCCCATCGTTCGTCGTGTTTTCGCGGGTCTGATCGCAAACGATCTTGTTAGCGTTCAGCCGATGAGCCTGCCAAGCGGACTCATCTTCTTCCTCGACTTTACGTTCTCGCCGGATCTTGCCGGTGTTGCGAACGCACAAGCCGACGGAAGATTTGGTAACCCGGCTAACAAGTCGATCTATGGTACTAATCAAGTCGGTATGCAAGTAACTGGCGGTGTTGACTTACTGGGCAACGAAGAGGGTGACCTCGGTGGTGCGCGTACAGTCGGTGCTCGTGGTTATGCATATTCATCTCCATCTGGTGCATTCCATGTTGGTGATGGTTGGACTGAGGTCTGGGGTATCACTGGTTCTTCCGAACTTCAAAAGAAGAAGGTTCTGTTTGATCCGGATGTTCTCGCACTTTCCTCTAGTACAGCTACTGCTACTTGGGTTGTTCGCGTTTCCATCAACAAGGCAAAGCTTTCCGCTTCTGCTCCGACTGTTGGAACCTTTGACTTCGATAACTTGTCGACACTCTCTGCAAGTATTGCGTCCTTGGATTACGCTGCAACGCTTGACGGTTCGCCTGTGGAAGGAGACACGAATCAACTTCGTCGTCTGACTAACATCAGTTCTTCTGGTGCTACAGAGTATGTTAACTTGTACTTCTTGACTACTGTTGCTCAAGGTACCGCAGGTGCTCTGACCACTGGTGGTCTTTGCTTGTCGGGTGCTATCGTTGATAGATTCCAGGCTGCTGGTCCTATTGGTGCAATTGAAGGTGCAACCGCATGGGGACTCGAAGGTAACGCTGCCATCCCAGAAATCGACATCAAGGTCGACTCTGTGGCTGTCACCGCTCAAACCAAGAAGCTCAAGGCTAAGTGGACTCCGGAGTTAGGTCAAGACCTTAACGCCTACCACAACCTTGATGCAGAGGTTGAGCTTACTTCGATTCTCTCCGAGCAAGTTGCTCTTGAGATCGACCGCGAAATCCTCGGTGACCTTGTGAACGGCGCTAAGGCCGCAACCTATTACTGGTCGCGTTCCCCTGGCTTGTTCGTTAACCGCAAGACTGGAATCGAAATCGGTGCTGCTTCTGCCGCTCCCGACTTCACCGGTACAGTATCCGAGTGGTATGAGACACTTATTGAGACAATCAATGATGTTTCTGCACAAATTCACCGCAAGACTCTTCGTGGTGGCGCTAACTTCATCGTCTGCGGACCTGAAGTTGCCAACATCCTTGAGTTCACCGCTGGTTTCCGTGCTTCCGTCACACATGACGACGAGACCGGTTCTGTTGGTGCTGTGAATGTTGGTTCGCTTAGTAAGAAGTTCGACGTTATCGTTGATCCTTACTTCTTACGTAACGTGGTCCTCGTTGGACGTCGCGGATCCTCTTTCCTTGAAAGCGGATATGTGTACGCACCGTACGTACCACTGCAAACCACACCTACTATCTTCGGACCAGAAGACTTCGTGCCCCGTAAGGGAGTCATGACGCGCTACGCTAAGAAGATGGTGCGTCCTGATATGTACGGTCTTGTTATCGTCCGCGGACTCTTGGGTGAAGCAGGAGCTACTAGCTAATAATCATTGATTAATAAGCTATAGTCTGCAAAACGCAGGTAAATGCAATATAGAGTGCCCTCATCTTGAAAAAGATGAGGGCATTCATGCGTGGAAAACTATTTAAATGCGAGGGGAGAAATCTCTTCGTTAATTGACCTAATTAATATTCATATAAGGAGAAATATATTATGGGAAACAGAGTAGGTTGGGCTAGAATTAAGAGCCTGATTAACGAGAACCAAAATCAATTGAAAATGTTGCGTCCGCAAGTCATTGCAGTCTCAGACACCAAAACACTTAAGGTTTCAGAGTCTGGCGCATTAATTTCATGGACATTGGGTTCCACCCACCACATCACATTGCCAGCAGCTACTGTTGGATTACAGTATGATTTCGTGATTGCAAAGGGTGCAGACGCTGCACACACCATCATTAGCGCTACTGATGATAAAATTCATGGTAGTGTATTTTTGATGCAAGCTGGCTCAGCAGATCAGTGTAACGCGCAAGTTGTAGATCACGGATCTGGTGTTGATAAAGTACACTTAATTGCGAATGGTACTGCTCGCGGCGGCGCCGCAGGTACTACTATTCGCCTTGTTTGCGCTGAAAAAGGCAAATGGTGTGCCACTATTCACGCTACAACAAGTGGAGTCCCCGGTGGATCAGTCACTATGTTAGCTGCCTAATAAGATTTAATTTAAAGATTATATCTCTCCCCCCTTCCCTTCCGGGTTGGGGGGTTTTTATTGAAAATGTCGATCTCCCCAAAAATACCGCCGGCAATTTTTTGAGATTTCATTTTTTCAAAAATTTGAACTACTTACTATTGAACCAATTACGGAGGAGTTCACCATGGGAAAGAAAAGAAGAATTATTGCTGCGTCAAACAAGTTTGCCGCGAAGCATCACAATCATCCCCGAATCAAAGCGCTACAAACTAGCGAAAACAATACTACCACCAATACAAGTGCAGTCCCTAGCACAACTACAGTCACCGTCAACACTACGACTGATGTTAACACAAGCACAAGCGCCGCGCCGGACACGGACACTGGTGACACTCAAAAAAACACAGATACCAATAGTGTTGAGAAAAACACAGTGACGCCCACGAAACCTACGTTGAAAACAAAAACAACTACAGCGAAAAATACCAAGACAACCACCAAGAAGAAAACAACAACTGGTAAAACTACTCGCAAGACCACTAAAAAGAAGATTACTTAAGCTCGCACTTAAAATAAACAGTATCTGGGTCTGAGTTTTGTGGCTCTCTTCACTATTTAATGTGAGGGATCCCTATACATGCCAATTAATCTTAATCCAAAATCAGAAACAAGCGCCATTGTCTTGCCGGCTACCGGTACCACCGGCGACGTTGCAGCAGCTGTACCCTTTGGTATCTACACCGGCTCAGCGGACTTTTTAAGTGGCGCCACAATGCAGGTGCCGTATGTATATAAGAAGCTCGGCGGCGATGTTGTTGATATTGAGTTAACGGCAGAAAACGTTTATGCAGCATACGAAGAGGCTGTATTAGAATATTCTTATATTATTAATTTACATCAAAGTAAAAACACTCTCTCAACATTTCTAGGAGAGACCACAGGTACATTTGACCACAAGGGTGATCTTAAAACAGGTCCAACCGGATCCGTATTAAAGTTCCCGCGGTTTACTATTGGCTATTCTATGCGCGTAGGAGATGGCGGCGCTGCAGCCGGAGGGTTTGGTGGTACAATCCCTCAATATTCCGCTTCCTTTAATACAGCCAACAATAAGCAAGATTATGATCTTCAGAAAATTATCCAAGATGCATCCGATTCGGGTGTAGATGATGCAGGCACCGCAGTTCCATATGCAAATATGGTTAAAGGCAAAAGAATTACGGTGACTAAAGTATATTATATGTCACCGCGCGCCATGTGGCGTTTCTACGGCTATTATGGCGGTATTGGAGTTGTAGGCAACTACTCAACATATGGTCAGTTTGCTGATGACTCAACCTTTGAGATTATCCCAACTTGGCAGAATAAATTGCAAGCGATGATGTATGAAGATTCAATTCAGACCCGTACCTCAAATTATTCTTATGAGATTATTGATAATAAATTACGCTTATACCCCACTCCTTCAAACTGGGGTGGAGAAGATGCGACGCGTATATGGGTAAAATTCTATGTTAACAATGAATCTACTTACGCGCCCACGGCATATTCGGGTTCTGTTGACGGTATCAATAACATGAACACCCTACCATTTGGGAATATTCCCTATAAAAACATTAACTCGATGGGTAAACAATGGATCCGAAAATATGCTTTGGCACTTTGTAAGGAAATGCTAGGACAAATTCGAGGAAAGTTTACCACACTGCCGATTCCTGGCGAAAGCGTAACACTGAACCATTCAGAACTGCTCACACAAGCCAAAGAGGAGCAACAGCAACTTAAAGATAAGTTGAGAGAACTGCTGAAAGAAATGGAATACCCAGAACTTGCCAAATCAGATCAAGAGCTTACTGATGCAGCTACAAATGTAATGAAGGTGTCCCCATTAGGGATTTATGTAGGGTAGGGAATTGAATGGCTGATGAATGGAAAAGACCCGACTCCCCACCACCACCGCTTTTCTTAGGTAAAAAAGAGCGCGATCTTGTTAAGCAAGTTAATGACGAACTTATCGAGAAAGTCATTGGACAAGAGGTGCTTTACTACCCTATTGACATGGAACGGACAAATTTTCATGGAATGTATGGAGAAGCTATTAAAAAGACTTATTTATCACCAATCCGGATTTATGCTTTGGTTGAATTTACTGATTATTCAACATCTTATCTAGAAAATGTAGGATTAGACAAGACTTGGGAAATCCAGGTACATTTTCACAAAAGACGACTCAATGAAGATCAAAACGTAGAAGTTCGTGAAGGCGACTTTCTTTTATATGGAGATTTTTATTACGAGATAGTTAAATTATCGGAACCTCGCAAATTGTTCGGACAAGTAGACCACAGTTTTGAAGTATCCGCCACCTGTAAACGCTCCAGAAAGGGACTATTCGATGCTACCTGATAACTTTGACTTTGCCATGATGCCAACCGGCTCTTCTGATTTCCACTTAAAAGAGTTGGGGATGCTAGAATCCACTATTGAAGATATAGATACAGCGCTCGTGGATTGGGTAAAAAATGATTTAGATATTTATACAAGCACGAACGAGGGATTTACACAAGTGCCAGTGCTGTGGCAAGTGCCAGAGCGCTCTTTTCAAATAAAGAATGAGAAGTCCCTCCGTGATGATGGGGGCGCCTTGAAGTTACCTATTATTAGTGTAGAACGAACAGGAATCACTAAAGATCCCAACCGCAAAGGATCGGTACAAGCAAACTTATACTCATATGATAAAAATGGTCGTGTCGGTCGCCTCGTATTGGCGAAAAGGATTGTTCAAGATAAAACACGCAATTTTGCCGTCGCTGCCGGAACACGAACTGAGGCTAATATGGCCGCGCCGCAGAGATATTCTCCGAGAGTAAATAAGAAGGTTGTTATTCAAACTCTCTCTATCCCTATTCCCATTTATAT